ATCCAAATATTTCAAATTACATTAGAGTAGAAACTTCTGCAGCAGTAGATGCAGGATCTACATCACCTAAATTATCACCAAAAGGATTTAAAGCAGTACAAAACACATTCGCAGCAGCTGCTTTTGCTACTGGATGTGCTTTCCCTTCAGCTTCTTATGAAGGAATACAACAGTTAGGAACAGATGGTAATTTTAATTCTAAAGGATATTTAGGATTTAAATTCTTAGATAAAGAATCTGACAACGAAAATTTCTTACAACCTTTACCAAATTCTGCTCCAGTAAATGCAGCAGGAAACTTTAGTGTTGAAAATTTCTTCGGTCATGCAAGTTCAGGTTTAGACTGGGGAACTGGTTCATTAAGTGCTTCAATTGATTCAACAGGAGCAACAGGACCTACAGCAAACCAACTTAAATTTACAATTCCTTTCCAAGGAGGTGATGATGGTTTAGCACCATATACAGTTAAACATACAGGAGAATTTATAACAGCAAATAATTTATATGGATTTGATTTAAGTACAAATTCATCTGTAGGATATACAGCTTATAAAAAAGCAATTGATATTATTTCAAACCAAGATGAATATGACATTAATATGTTAGCTATGCCTGGTGTAATACATTCATTGCACCCATTAGTTACAAATGCTGGTATTGATATGTGTGAAGAAAGAGGAGATGCATTTTTTGTAATGGATTTAAATGAAGTAAATTCTTCAGTAAACACAGCTGTAAGCAATGTAGATGGTTTAGACACCAACTACGCTGCAGTTTATTATCCATGGGTTAAAGTATTAGATACTGCCAAGAATAAACCAGTATTAGTACCACCTTCAGTAATTGTACCAGGAGCTATAGCAGCTTCAGATAGAATTGCAGCTGAATGGTTTGCACCAGCAGGTTTAAACAGAGGTGTATTAGGAAATGTTATTGAAGCTAAAATGAGATTAAATCAAGCTGAAAGAGATGTTTTATATAATTCAAAAATTAATCCAATAGCAACATTCCCACAAACAGGAGTTTGTATTTGGGGTCAGAAAACATTGCAAGAAAGATCAACAGCATTAGATAGAATTAACGTTCGTAGATTAATGATTGCTCTTAAGAAATTTATTGCAAGTTCATCAAGATATTTAGTATTTGAACAAAATACACAAGCTACAAGAAATAGATTCTTAAATATTGTTAATCCATATTTAGAATCAGTACAACAAAGACAAGGATTATATGCATTTAGAGTACAAATGGACGAAGGCAATAACACACCAGATGTAATTGATAGAAACCAATTAGTTGGCGCGATATATTTACAACCAGCCAAAACAGCTGAATTCATAGTATTAGACTTTAACGTATTACCTACAGGAGCTACATTTGATGGTGGTGGTGGAGCAGGTGGTGGCGGAGGTTACTAAAAAACTAAAAAGCATTATATTTATAATAGAACAATTTAAATAAAACAAAAAAGATGGCAATATTAAACACAAACGAAATGATGTTCACAGCATTTGAACCAAAGTTGCAAAACAGGTTCCTAATGTTCATCGATGGTATCCCAGCATACCTTATTAAAAAAATAGGAAGACCAAGTATTTCATTTAATGAAGTAGTTCTTGATCACATTAACGTGAAAAGAAAAATTAAAGGAAAAGCTAACTGGGAAAACATTACATGTGATCTTTATGATCCAGTAACACCATCAGGTGCACAGGCAGTAATGGAATGGGTTCGTTTGTCACACGAGTCAGTTACAGGTAGAGATGGTTATTCTGATTTTTATAAAAAAGACATTAGAATTAATACATTAGGTCCTGTAGGAGATGTTGTTGAAGAATGGATTTTAAAAGGTGCTTATTGTCAGTCAGCTAATTTTGGAGATATGGATTGGACATCAGACACACCAGCTAACATTAATATGACTATAGTAATGGATTACGCCATCTTAAATTACTAAAAGTTAACTTATATAAAAGAAAAGCGCCTATTTTTGGCGCTTTTTTTGTTTTACATATATGTATATCTGAACTAGTTTTAATAAAATAAATAACGTTATGGAACAAATACCAAACACCCCCCAAGTCCCTAAAATTCAGGAAGAAACATACCAATATCCTACTGAAGATGTTACATTACCTTCAAAAGGTTTATTGTATCCTGATGGGCATCCTTTAAGATCGGGAGTCATAAAAATGAAATATATGACAGCTCGTGAAGAAGATATATTAACTAACCAAAACTACATAAAAAATGGTACAGTTATTAATAAATTATTACAATCATTAATTGTAACAGCAGTAAATTATAATGATTTGCTAATTGGAGATAAAAATGCAATATTAATAGCAGCTCGTATTTTAGGTTATGGTAGTGATTATACATTTACTTACACTAACCCAAAAACAGGAGATTCAGAAGAAATTACTATTGATTTAACTGAATTAGATGACAAGGAGTTAGATGAAAATTTAATGATAGAAAAAAGAAATGAATTTGCTTTTACTCTTCCTACATCTAAAGTAGAAATTACTTTTAAATTTTTAACCCATGGTGATGAAGAAAAAATCCAAAAAGAATTAAAAGGTCTAAAAAAGATTAATAAACAATCTTCTTCAGAATTAACTACAAGATTAAAACATACTTTATTATCAGTAAATGGTGATAGAGATATGAAAGAAATTAGAGAATTTGTAGATTATAAATTTTTAGCAAGAGATTCTAAAGCATTTAGAAATTATCTATCAAAAATTATGCCCGATATTGATATGTCAGTTGACATCGATTTCGAAAACGGCGATACCATCGAGGATGTAAACATTCCCCTCGGTGTCTCGTTTTTTTGGCCTGACGCCTAAATACCGGGGTGTTATATTTACCGAAATTCACGATTTAGTGTACCATGGAGGTGGTGGGTTCATACACTCGGAAATATATAACATGCCAATTTGGTTAAGACGTTATCACATTGAAAAGATAAACGATTACCATAGAAAACAAGAAGAAGAACAAAATAAGACTACGCAAAGAAATAAATCAACAAATAATAAAGTAGCAGGTCCCAATATAAATCCTTCTTCAACATATAACTTTTAAGTAAAGGCATCATAGATGCCTTTATTTTTTTTATATTTATATGGGAACAACTATATAACATGCCTGAACAAGACGACGAAAAATCCTTAGACATTACTAATCAATTAGTAAATGCATATAAAGAAGCTAATGCTGAATTACTTGAGAGAGTTAGTATTATGAAAGCGTCCTATGCTCAACAAGCAAGAGAAAATGAGCTTGTCAAACAGGTAAGACAGGATATGTCTAAAGCGGTTGACAATAAAAAACTTCTAAGAGATTTAGTTCAAGAAGCAAATGAAGGTGATGTTATGTCTATAGACATAGAAAAAGAAAGAGCAAAACTTCAAGACAAAATAAAACAATTATCAGCTGATCGTGCTTTAACAGAATCAGCAATGGCAAAAGCTAAAAAAGAGGGTTTAAAAGAAGAAGTATCTTTATATAAAGATATAACTGCAGAAATAGATGAAGCTTTATTATCCATGGAAAAAATGGATAAAGCAGCTGGAGGTGTTCAAGATAAAGCAGCTGAAATTGAAAAGAAAAGTGGAGCAAGTTTTTTTGAAGGTTTAAGTGAATTAATACCTGATAATATTAGTGAAGCTTTTGGAGGTATAAAAGATGCCTTTCAGGAGGGAGCTAAAGAAGCCAAAAAGGTATATAAAGAACAAGAAGCTATAGAACAAAAAGCAAAAGAAGTAGAAATTGGAAAACAAGATAAATCAAAAGCAGCTCAAGAAGAATCAAATAATGTAGAAACTAAAAAACAAGATAAAGCAAAAGCAGCTCAAGAAGAATTAAAGAAAATAGAAGAAGTTTCATTTAAAACTAAAAGTGGTAAAGATCAAACTAGATTTAGATATAAAAAAGGAATGGATCCTAAGCCTGCTTTTAAAGGAGCTCAAGGTTTTGTAAAAGGAGATAAAGTAAAACAATTACAAACAACAGCAAAAGAAACAAAAGTAATAAAATTAAAACCTAAAGGAGGAGATATCTCAAAACCAGCAGCAAAAGCAGGTAAAGGATTAAAAGGAATGGCGGGTAATTTTACGAAAGCACTCTCAGCTGGAATGAAAAAGATGGTAAAAATGCTAATGAAGGGTCTTACGAAAGCTTTAGGATGGGTAGGACTAATTCTTGAATTAGCACAAGCAGTAGGAAAAGTAGATGAAGAAGTAACAGAGCTAGGAAAAAGTCTTACCTTAAGCAGAGGTGAGGCTCTAGCACAAAGAGACGCATTTGCTAATATAGCCGCAGCCTCTGGGGATGTATTTGTAACTACAAGTAAGCTAATAAAAGCAAACAATACACTAAACCAAACATTAGGTACAGCTGTAGTATTTAGTGCAGAAATACTTACAACATCTACACAGTTATTAGAAAAAATGAAAATGACTGGGGAGGCAGCAGCTGGTTTAGCAGGACAAACTATTGTAACAGGGGGATCAATGCGAGA